TTATCCCCGTGGTGTAATTCGTAAGCACCTAAAGATGGAATCTGTACTAGAAACAGAAAAAAGACACCCCGGAAAATATGCTATCGGGTTTGACCCCGCACACGGTCTAAAACAGGACTATTCTGTAATGATTGTTGTTAGGCAGGACGAAGAAGGTATTTTGCACGTTGTGAATATGTGGCGTCGTAATGATTTCCCACCGTCAAAGCAAGTTGACGAAATTCTTCGTTGGAATCATGCTTTCAAGATGCCTGTGTTTGCTTGTGAAGAGGTTGGCTTCCAAAGACTGTACGAATCACTAATCAATCAAAAAAATGGCGCAGTAGATTTCAAACCAAGCAAAGTAAGCAACAAGGGTTTGAAACAAAGCCTGTTAAATCGTTTGCGCGTATGGTTTGAGCAAGATAAAATTCAATTTCCGTACGGAGACGATAATACCCGTAAGCAAATGGAAATTGTGCTTGAAGAATTAGAAAATCATGTGTGGAAGGCCGGTGAAATTACAGACATAGGCCGACACAACGATACAACGATGGCTTTGGCTCACGCCGTTGACCAATTTTCTTTCCAAGATAACTTTGCGGCTTTTTCAACCGGCACAACAACGATGAATAATTGGGGAAAAGGCGAAAAAAAGAAAAAATCTCGCTCAAGTCGAGGAAAATTTGTTACTTTCGGCGGATAGGTTAAATACCACTTGCTTTATCACAAGACCATGAGCAAGAAACAGTATCGCGTTGCGACTGCTACAAACAGACCAAAAAATGCCTTCCAAGCGGCCACAGGCATCCCTTCTATTGTTGACGACACAGAAGATATGCGAAAGGACGCACATTACGATACGGTGTTCGACCTTTACGACGATATGGTTCGATTTGACCCTGAGTTAAACGGTGCAGTCCGTTCTGTAAGTTTAACGGCCAACAATTGGGAAATTGACTACCGCCCCGGTAAAAATGCCCGAATCCGAAACAGTATTCGTGACCTTGTTGATACAATTGACTTTGACGATGTTCTTATCAACGCTATGCGTAACATGATGGTATATGGAAACGACATAAACAAATTAGTCGGTAAGGCCGGTGTCGGTATCACGGCAGTACAAAGTTTACCTATCTCACAAATTACTATTGTTGACGAGCGTAAACCACCGTTTGCGGCTGATAAAGACAATCCCGTTATGAAAGCAAATTATTACATCCTACGAGAAGAAAAACGCGACCCAATGACATTCCCTGCAAACGAAATCCTTCACGTCAAGATTGACTACCGTTCCAACTGGTACAAGGACAAAAAGTTGCGGTGGACTTACGGTATTTGGGGCGCATCTCGATTCAGCAGTCTAAAGCAACCAATCCGCGCAAAGTACAACAGTATCAACAACAGAACCGCGCTTGAAGACAGTTTGACAAAGCAGTTTATCACAATTGGTTCAGATGCGGTAGAACACATTACAGACCCCAACGAACAACGTGACCGACTTGTGTACATTATGGACGAAGTTGCTTCGCTACTCGGTGGGCTACGCGGCGACCAAATTCCTATTCTTCCGCACTATGTTGAAATGCACCACGTTGACCTCAAGAATACAATTCCTGACAACTCAGGGTTCCTTGACAGTGTAAACGCCGATATTGCGGCGGTTCTTAACGTCCCGCGTGTAGCGGCAGGTCAGGAACGCGGTTCTACGTTTGCCGCAACCTTCAACGCAAATATGTGGTCAGTATCAGCAATGAAAAGACTGCAAGGCGTAGTAGAACAAGGAATACAAGAATTGTTTATGCGACACCTTGCTTTACAAGGAATTAGCGTTGAGCCACGACAAATTCCACGGCTTATGTTCCACCCAATTGAAGATGAATCTCGATTCGACAAGATGCGTCGCGCTACTATGGGTTACGACTCCGGTGTTATTACGCTAAACCAAGCACTTGACATTCTTGATATGCCGTCTATCGGAAAAGAAGGAGAGGAAAGAAAGTCTGAAGGAAATGCCGACCAAGGACAAATGCCTCGACAGAACGAACAAGAGGATAATGTAACCGATAAGCCTAAGAATGAGAATGAGAATAACAGTTCGGGTGGTGGCAATGAGTGATGGTAATGAGGAAGCAATCAAACGTGCTTTGGCGTCCGGTCGTAGTCACGAAGACATCGCCAAAGACCTTGCGGACGATGGTCTGCTAAACAACAGTCACCTTCTTGGCTCCACGGAACGACTTATTGAGTCCAACGGTGAAACTCAAGACGTTATCGAACGGGCCACAGAAACCGCACAGAAGTTACAGAAACTCCTGACTGCTATTATCCCAATCCTTGTTCTTATTGCAGGTAGCGGTTTGGAACTCGGTGGTGTTATTGACGTTACACCTGCGGGTGATGGCGACGAAGGTTGGATGTGGGAAGACGACCCGCATTATTATCCCGAACCTGTACGTTATGGTTGCACAGATTACGAAGCAGACAACTACGATGAAACGGCAGAAGAAGATGATGGTTCCTGTACTTACCCACAACATCACAGTGAGCCACACGTCGATATTACACAGATAGAATCCTCGCTTACACCTGATGGCGATATGAAGATGGAGATGTACCTTGTCGTTAGTGGTCACTTTGAAGATGACATTGGGCTATGGTGGGCAGTACAGCATGATGGTGAACAAAGACCTGAGTACGACCGACATACCGAAGAATATGCGGGTGACACCGGACACGTTGAAGAGTATTGGAGTGACTTAGAAGATGGTGAATGGGTTGTGCGAATCCGCGCATACTATCCCGAAGGCGAACTGATGGACGATGAAACATTCCCCGCTATCATCTTACAAAACGACGAGCCGGAACCCGTCGAAGGATGCACCGACCCTGAAGCCGAAAACTATGATGAGGAAGCCGAAGAAGATGATGGCTCATGCACATACCCTGAACCTGAACCCGAGTGTGAACCGGAATACTACGACGCATACGTTACTTACACCGATAACAACACAACGGGCATCCAATTCACATACGACGTAGATATTTCGTGCGACGAAGAACAGGAAGTAACAATACAATTCCTTGCATACGTTAACGGTAGCGGTCACGGGGAAGCACCTTACAACTACACTACTGACACATACAATACTACTTACCAAGAATGGGATAGCAGAACTGTATTCCTCAGTGATTTTGAAAATGGCTCATACGACATCTATGCTTACCTTATCAACGAAAACGGACAGATGATTAAGGAATTTAAGTGGTTTGATGTGGAACTAAAGGCGAGGGATGAGTAGTGATAACTTTTGTCACCACTGAAAATTTAGTCGATAATACGACACCCGAAAGTAAAGGTTATCCAAAAATCGTCAATCCCGTTATGTATTTTGTGGGCGCGTTTTATCCCGAGGTAGTTGGTTACACCTCGTATTCAGATATGGGTGAATTTTATTTCGTGGGTAACACTTACATTCTTCCCGAACACAGAGGAAAAGGCTACTACAAAATGCTATTGTATAGAAGAAACGAATACTTAAATGACAAACCAAAGATTACTCTTGTAAATCCTATTGATAACACTGACATTAATATACTTAAAGAGCAGGTGACTAAACAAGGCGGGAAGCCTGTGTATTGTTACACTCAAGTTTCTGATATTATGTCAGTG